GGGGTTGTCGGTGAACGGGAAGAACGTTCATGTCGGAACTTACCCAAATCGCGAATTGGCGATTGCCGCAAGAATTGAAGCGGCCAACAGAATTTATGGGGCTTTCAGCCCGCACTTGAAGGATGGATAGCATGGCAACCCTGACGAACACCGGCAAAGGCCCGCGCGGCGTCCGCACCAAGACGGCGCTGGTCTATCTCGAGCCGGGCGAGACCCGCGACCTCGACTTCGTGGGCGATCTGCCCGCCGACGTCGAGGAAAATAAGGCCCCGGCCAAGAAAGCCGACGACAAGGCCAAGGCCTAACCCATGGCCTACGGCACCGTCACCGACTGGCGCACCTACGCGAGTGCTCGGGGGAACGCCGCCCCCAGCGCCGCCGACCAACACGAGGCCACAAGCGCACTGGAGCGGGCGAGCGACTACATCCGCACCCGCTTCGTGCTGCCGCAGGGGCGCATGGTGGACGAGGCCGTGACCGAGGCGACGTACATCGCCGCCTCGCTTGAACTGGCGACTCCCGGCTTGTTCGGGGGCGCCGTGAAGCCCGGTGACGCGAAGATCCTGACCCGCGTCGGCACGGTGGAGTGGGAGCCGCTGCCCGGCGCGACCGCTGGCGACATGGTCCCGCGCGTTGCGGCTATCGAGGCACTGCTGGCGCCGGTCGCGTCGTCGATCGGCATCGGCCTGATGGTCGTCTGACATGAGCGCAGGCACCGACATTGCGTCCGAAGTTGCCGCCGCTCTCGGCGAGGCTGCCGCGGCCACCGGGAACGGCCCGCTGATCGGCATCATCCGGCGGCGCGGCGCAGCAACGGGCCCGGCCTACGAGCCGACCTATGGCCCGGACACCGAACACCGGTGCAACGTGGTGCTCGACACATTCACGGCCCGCGAGCGCGAGGGCACCTCCATCGCGGCGACCGATACAAAGATCATGGTTTCGACGCTGGACATCGAGCCTACTGCGGCTGACACTATCGAGGTCGATGGCACGGTTTACGAGATCGTCGACGCGATGCCGCTCAACCCGGGTGGGGTCGTCCTGATGTGGATCTTGCAAGCCCGGACCTGATGCCCCGCAGCATTATAGACGACATCAACGACCTCCCAGAACCGCAGCGGTCCCGCGTGATCGCCCGGCTCCAGCGCATGGAAGACGACGCCCGCGACTTGGGCGCCTTCGTGACGTTGTGGTGGGTCGTCTGGCTATACAGGTTCATCGGAGACAGCTGACATGGCCCGCAAGACGCTGAAGCAACTCCTAGATGAACTTGCCCCGGGGGTTAAGGAGGCGTTCGAGAAGTCAGTCGCGAACATGCGTAGCGACATTCAATTCGAAGCATTGATCGAGGCCCTTGCCAACCAAGACATCGAAGGGGCCATGCGCATCATTCGCCTTAGCGCGGAGTATTACGCGCCCCTCGACCGGGCTATGCGCAATGCCTACGAGGAGGGCGGCGATTTCTTCTTCGATCAATGGCGCGCCCAAGCGAAACGCCAGAGAGCCAACGTCACAGTTGGGCGATTTGACGGGCGGAGCCCTAGGTCCGAGCAGTTCTTGCGCCAGCAATCAAGCAAGATGATCGTCGGCGACGTCCCGCGAGACACCATCCGAGAGATCCTCCGGGGAAATATGGAGGCAGGCACTTCTCCGCGAAAAGCCGCGCTTGATCTGGCCGGGCGTATGAACAAGGTGACCGGCCGTCGCGAGGGCGGAATCATCGGCCTGACCGACCAGCAAGCGGGGTGGGTGAATAACGCTCGCATGGAGCTGGAGGGCACCCCGAAAACAATGGAGGCGTTCCTCCAGCGTAAGGCGAGGGACAGGCGCTTCGACGCCACTATCCGCAAGGCCATTAGGGAGGGGCGAACGCTGACCCCGACCGAAGTCAACAGGATGATCGGGCGCTATAGCGACAATCTTTTGCAGGTGCGCGCCGAAGCGATTGCCCGCACCGAACTTTTATCAGCCATGCACGAGGCACAGGCCGAGGGGCTGCGACAGCTGATCGAACGGGGCGAGGTCCGCAGCGACCAGATCACGCAGGAGTGGGATGCATCTGGTGATGACGATACACGTCAAAGCCATCGCAGCATGGATGGCCAGAAGCGAAAGCAGGGCGAGCCGTTCGTTACCGGCAACGGGCACCTCATGCTGTACCCCGGCGACCGGAGTCTTGGCGCTCCCGGCAGCGAAATCGTGCAATGTCGCTGCCGGGTCTCGACCGACATTGATTTCCTCGCGGACCTGACCTGATGACCGTCTACAAAATGGCCGATCTCCCAGACTTCGTGCAGAAGGTGGAGAGACGGATGAGCGCCGTGGTCAAGCAGTCGAGCAACGACGTTATCAAGATGGCCAGCAGAACCGCAATCGGCGTTACGCGCGGCGGCGAGTTGCGGCGGGGCTACGTTCCGCGAGATCTGGGAAATCTCGCCGCATCGCTTGTCTCCGAGCTGCACGGCAGCACGTCGATCACAAGCGGCGACGGCAACTATGGCCTCGTGACGGGCAGCATGAAGGCCGGTGATGTGGCGACCTTCACATGGACTGCCCCCTACGCCATGCGGCTACACTACGGGTATCGGGGTACGGACTCGAAGGGCCGCACCATCAATCAGGAGGGGTGGTTCTGGGTTGATGAGGCGGCCAATCATTGGCCCCAGATCGTCGATGCCGTGGTCGCCCGCGTAAAGCTGAAGGTGGGCGGATGAAGCGTACCGACATCACCACGGCGCTGAAGGCACGGCTCGCGGACGGCGCAACCGGTCTGCCCGGTGCCTGGCCGAATGTCGGCTACGACGGCACGCTGCCCTACTTCGACGTGCAGTGGCCCGCCGCGAACCGGACCTCGCCCGCGCTCAAGGGCGGCACCGTCATCGAGGAGGGCCGCATGTCCGCCGCCGTGGCGGTCGATGCGGACACCGGAGAGGCCGAGGTCAACGACTTCGCCGACACCATCGCCGCGCTGTTCCCCAAGGGGCTGCGGCTGCCCATCACCGGCGGCGTCATCACCATCACCGACGCCTGCGACATCCGCCCCGGCTACCGCGCCGACGACGAATGGCGGGTGCCGGTCATCGTGAAGTACCGCGCTCACAGCATCTGAGGAGGCCACCATGGCCCAGAAGAAAGACACCGCCCCGGCGGGGGATGAAGTCGTGGCCGAACTGCCCGAGGCCACCATCCGTCTCGTCGAGGACGGCAACCTGATTTTCCCGCTCCTCACCTACGAGGGGCCGCAGCCGAAGGATGGCGACCGCGTGTCGATCCGTCATGACGGCGAACGCTATGCAGTCACGGTCACCAGCTCGGAGCGGGCGGATGGCATCGTGTCGGCTCGATTTCAGGACGGCGTGAAGCTGGACTGATAACCCCGCGCCCGTGGGGCGCTTTTCCAACATCCATCCGAAAGGACGCCTCTCATGGCTACCACCGAAGGCATCGGCGGGTTCGTCTCCGTTTCCGCAGCCGCCCCCAGCACCTACGACACCACCGCGACCACCGGCTATCCCTCGCTGACCTGGACCGAAGTGGGCGAGGTCACCGAGATCCCCGAGCACGGCCCGGAGCATGCGGAAGTCACGCATACGCCGCTGAAGACCGGCATCGTCGACAAGTACCATGGCGAGCTGAACTACGGCTCGATCGCTCTCCCCATGGCGCTCGACAAGGTTGACGCTGGCCAGACCATCCTGCGCGACGCGCTGGCCTCGAAGGACCCGATCTCGGTCCGCCTGACCTACTCGGACGGCTCCGTCGAATACACCACCGGCAAGGTGTTCAGCTTCAAGCGCGCCGCGTCGGTCGGCTCGGTCGTGCCCGTCACGGCCATGGTCGGCTTCACCAAGCCCACCGTCGACGCGTAACCCATTCGCCCCTCGGGGCGGATACAGGCCGGGGCGGGGAGTGGTTCCTCCCGCTCCGGTCACTGGAACCGGGACTGTTAAGGATAGAACATGGATCTCGCTGATCTCGACCTGACCGCCGCCGCCGACAAAGGCGCGGCCCTCACGCTTCGCCACCCCGTCACCGACGAGGACCTGACCGCCGACGACGGCACCCCGATGACGATCACGTTGCTGGGCTCCGACAGCGGCAAGTTCAAGCGCGCGTTCGGCGACCTTCGCAAGAAGGCGCAGGGCCGCAAGGGCGCCGCCAGCGATGCGGAGATCGAGCGGAACACGGTCAACATCCTCGTGTCCGTAACCACGGGCTGGTCGGGCATCGTCTGGGAGGGCAAGCCGCTGGGGTTTAGCGAGGAGAACGCCAAGATGCTGTTCACCGCGCGGCCATGGATACGCGACCAGATGGATGCGTTCATGGCTGACCGCTCCAATTTTTTCGGGAAAGCCTAGACCAACTCCGGGTCTGGGCACGTCAACACGCCTGGCTGTCAGTCGCGCCGGAAGGATTTCCCACGCCGCGGCTGACGCTCCTGAGGATGAAGGGCATCGAGCCCGACTTCCCGCCGGTGGACGAGGGCGACTATCTGCTCGACTGGCTCATGGACTGCGGCCCCACGATGGCCGGAGCCATGGGCAACACCGCCCTCACGCATTCCGAGATCCGGGCGTGGTCGCTCAACTGCGGCATCCCGTTGCGTGAGGGCGAGGCGAGCGCGCTGCGGGTACTGTCGCTGGAGTATGCGAGCGCGCTACAGACGGCGGCGAAGGATCGGGCGCCGTATGTGGCCCCGGAGGACTAGAAGGGAATTTCGTCGTCATCGTCATTAGAGGTCTTACTGGGCTTGTCAGGGAAGGGTACCCAGTGCGGCTCGCCGTAGCCAGTATTCCCATCCCTAAAGGCGTCACCATCGGCGTCGATCCTGAATTCGCCATGGTCCCTGAAGCGAAATGTCACGGCATCCCGCTCATGGAAGCCGACTTGTTCGATCTGTGGGTGCCCGACAAGCACATCACGGGCAACGCTTGAGGGAATTCGGTCAGACCTCAGTCGCTCCCTGAACCGTACGACGATGTTCTCGGGCGTATCGCGAAATTTCAGGGCCTCATCGAGTAGCCGTCGCACAGCCTCCACTTCGGAAGGTAAGTTCTTATCACTTTGAAATTCAACAATTCTTTCAACTAATTCCGAAGGTAGTACGTAGACGCGGCGCTGGGTGGTCTCTCTAGTCTCTGACATTGTCGTTCCCATGGTATGCGACAAGCCTATTGACAGGTGGCCGCACATGCCGCAATTGTCAGTGCAGTTGACATCTTGATGTAAAGGAGGCTGACCAAATGAACCCATACGCGCAGGCAAGCTCCCGCAAGGAGAAATCCGAGCGCGTCGTGTTCATGCTCCCCAAGGAGGAGCTTGAAGCGATTGATGGATGGGGCGTTCCAGCCGGCATGAGAAGCCGCGCTGAGACGATCCGCACCCTGCTCAGGAAGGGACTGGAGGCTGCCGATGAAAGGCACCCCGCCCAATAAGAAAAGGCCGCCGGGAGTGGAGTCCCAACGGCCTTGCTTGAACCCCGTAATGCAAAAACGAGATCAGTCATGAATATAGCAACAAACCGGGCAATTTTCCAGCCCAAAACTGTCAGCCGCCGTAGCATCCTGCGCGGCATCCCCGCAGCCGCAGCCCTGAGCGTCACCGCTTCGGCCGCCGTCGCCTTCCAAGGCCCGCCGCCCGCGCATCCCGATCCGCTGCCGGGCTGGTTCGAAGAGTGGAAAGAAAAGCGCACCGCTTGGGCTGACCATCCCGACGAGGACAGCGCGGAAGCCGAGGCGCTCTGGAATGACCGCATCCGCCTCGATGATCTGATCGCCGAAACCACGCCCACGACGCGCGAAGGCATCGCCGCCAAGCTCGAATGGGTGTTGGAGGATAGCGACGGCGACCTGAGCTACCATGGGCATCACGTCGCGCTGAAATCGGCTCTGGACGTTCTCAAGCGGGGGATGGTGTGATGGGAGATCATCTGATCCCGACCGGCGGCACCTTGACGATGAGCAGCCGTGAAATCGCGGAACTGGTGGAGAGCCGCCACGACAGCGTTAAGCGCGCAATTGAACGCCTGCACGAAAGGGGCGTCATTCAACTCCCACCGCCGGTGGAAGTTACAAATCACCTTGGCCAGACCGTCAGGGAGTACCAGCTCTGCAAGCGCGACAGTTACGTCGTGGTCGCACAGCTCTCCCCGGAATTCACCGCTCGCTTGGTGGATCGCTGGCAGGAGTTGGAGGGGGAGCGAGTGATGCCGCCCGCGCTCGACTACAGCGATCCCGCCGTGATGCTCGGCGTCATCAGCCACCTCAAGGCCGAGGCCGAGACAGCCAAGGCGCAGGTGATCGAAATGGCGCCCAAGGCGAAAGGGTACGATGCCCTGATGAACTCGGACGGCCTCTACGGCTTGCAGAACGCCGGCCGGGCCCTCGGCGCGAGGCCGAACCTGTTCATTCGGTGGCTGAAGCAGGAGGCGCTATTCTACCAAGGCTCTGCGCTGGTGCCGCGTGTGCAGTACATCCAGCGCGGCTACTTCGAGGTCAAAACGGCGATCATCGAGGATAAGGCGCGACCGACCACGTTCGTGACGCCGAAGGGGCTGGACTGGCTGCATGGCCGCCTGCCGGATGAAATTCTGATCGGAGGAGCCGCGTGATGCGAAGAAACATACCGGCAAACCAGATCAGCCAGCATGAAATTCGCGTTTACGAGGCCGTGAAGGACGACGGTGGCTGGCTGACGGCACGCGAGATCGGCGTAAAGGCGGATGTCGCAGCAAGGACATCTCGGGCACATGCCGCGACCCTTTCGAGCCTTGGCGTGTTCGACGTGGCCAAGGTCTTCGGGGGCTATCGGTACCGCATAAAGACCGAACTAGAGCCGATGGCTTCCGAGTATGTTGGGCAGATCGAGGCTGCCAAGCGCGTTCTGTCATGATAACAGGCGGCCCCTTCGGGGGCCGTCATTTCAAAAATTTGAGATCAAAAATGAGGAGCGTAATGTCGCCGCCCTTCACTGCTATTTCAGCGCTTGCCGTCGCCGAACAACCGGTGTTCTCGGTGAATAGCTCGACGACACACCCCTCCGCTACCTTCATGACCTCTCGACCAACCGCGAGATTTGCTCGGTAGAGGCCATCTTCCGTGCTGAAGTTCCACATGCCTGACGGGCTCGGACTATACCGCAAGACTCCATTGGTCTGCACCTCCAGCCCATCGATCCGCCCCGTCACCTCACTGAGTGACGGTAGATCCTGAGCCGCCACCGGCGCGCCGATCAGCGCCGCCACCACCATCAATCCGAACCGCATCTGAATCGCCTCCGCCTTGTGCGTGTGGCGACCTTTGCGCGTTATCTGAGAGGATACAACGTGGCCGATCTCGCGAACCTATCTTTCCAGATCGACTCCTCGCCGCTGGCCCGGACTGCGCGCGAGCTGCGCCAGATGGGCGAGGCGGGTAAGCGCGCAGGCGGAGACGTGAAGCGCGCGAGCACCATCGTCAACAACGCAATGCTGGGCATCGTCGGCGTGGCTGGCGGAGCTGCTGCGGCTGTGGCGGCAGCCTTCTCAGTGGGCGCCGTGGTCACTGAAGCCAAGAGGCTGGACAGCGCGCTTCGCGAAGTCTCGACCCTGATTGAAGGCACGGCCGGTCAGATGGGCTATCTGGAAAGCAAGTCGCGGGAGCTGTCCCGCACTTTCGGCGGCTCCGCGACCGCACAGGCGCAGGCGTTTTATCAGGCGATCAGCGCCGGGGCGACCTCGGTTGAAGCAGCGGCCGAGACGCTGGAGGTCGCGAACAAGCTGGCCATCGGCGGCATCACGGACGTCACCACCGGCGTCGATATCCTAACTACGGCGATGAACGTCTATGCGGCGGAGGGTCTCAAGGCATCGGACGCATCAGACGCACTGTTCGTTGCCATGCGGGCAGGAAAAACGGACATCGGGCAGCTGGCCAGCTCGCTGGCGGCAGTCCTCCCCCTGTCGGAAACTCTCGGTGTCAGCTTCGACGAGACTGCCGCCGCGACGGCTGCGCTCACTAAGGGTGGCATTGCGACCTCGGAGGCGGTGACAGGCCTGCGCGCCGCGCTGACGTCGGTACTCGGGCCATCGGCGGAAGCCGAGAAACTCGCGGACAAACTCGGCATCAACTTCTCGACCGCCGGGATCGAGGCGAAAGGCTTCGCGGGCTTCATGGAGGATGTCGTCGAGAAGACCGGCGGCAGCGCGACCGCGATCCAGACGCTGTTCGGCTCGGTCGAGGCGACCACAGTTGCGCTCGCCTTCGCCGGGCAGTCGGGCGAGTTCCTAGCCGAGATCCTCGGGCAGATGGAGGAGAAGGCGGGGGCGACGCAGAGTGCGTTCGACAAAATGTCCGACAGTGCAGAGCAGCGCCTCAGTAAAGCCATGGCGCGCCTAATGGACATCGGGACATCCTTTGGCTCGGTGCTTCTGACCGTCGCCGTTCCGGCGCTGGAAGCCGCGGCAAGCGTCATGGAGGCCGTTGCGAGCAACGCCGACGTCATCGCCATCTCTCTCGGCGTCCTGTCCGCCAGCTACATTCCGACGATGATTGCTGGGGTGACGTCCGCAGTCGTCTGGCTCGGCACGATGGAGGGCATGTTCATCGCGGGCGCCGTAGCCTCGCGGGCACTCACCGTGGCCATGAGAGCGCTTCCGTTCGTCGGAGCCATCACGGCGGCCACGCTGCTCTATCGCGGGTACCGGAACCTGATCGAGGCGACGGGGAGCTTCGGCGGGGCGATGTCTCTGCTCGGCGATATTGCGCAAGAAGTCTGGCAGCGCATGGGTGACGGCGGGCGCGGTCTATATCTGATCGTGTCCGGGGCCGCGAAGGGGATTGGAGCGGCGTTTATGGACGCCTTCGCGTGGATTGGCTCGAAATGGGACGCCCTTATCAATGGGATGTCCAAGCCCTTCAATGATATAATGGAAAGCCTTGGCCTCGACGCCAGGATCGGCGCATCCGCTATTGGTGAGGAACTCGGCGGAATTGCTGCTGCATGGGAGTCTGAAGCCGTCGGCAAGATCGAGCAGGGCGGCGCGCTCCTCAAGGCCGCCGCTACCACCCCTCTCGAGAGCCTCGCTGCCCTCAAGACTGCCGTCTCCGAAAGCACTGCCGAAATAGAGAGCGAGGCAGATGCCGCCGAGACAGCTTCTGATCTCACCAAGCGCCTCGCCGGTGCTTTGGCGGGTGACGATGGCAAAGGCGGCGCAGCTGGCGCAGCCGGGAAGCTCTCTGAAGAAGCCAAGGCCGCCAAGAAATCCCTCGACGAACTTCGCTCTGCCGCAGAGTCGTGGACCGACAGCGTCGCCACCCCTGTCGAGGAATACGTCGAGCAGATCGCCGAACTCGAGCGCATCGCCGCCAACTCCACGCTGATGCGCGAATTTCCCAGGTGGGCGGAGATCCAAGAGCGCGCAGTCGGCAAGCTGAACCGCGAACTGCGCGAGGGCCTGAATATCCCGATCAGCCCGATCGAGGAATATCAGGGCGCGTTCTCCAAACTGGTCGAGGCGCAGCGCGAGGGGGTCATCACCTCCGACGAGTTCGCCAAGGGCATGAAGTCGGTGAACGTCGAGCTTGCGGACTCCATGCCGCTGGTGGGCGAGTTGACCGACACGATCACCGAGGGCCTGTTCAACGGGTTCGAGGACACGCTGTCGAGCATCAAGAACATCTTCAAGCGCTGGCTGATCTACATGATAGCCGCAGCAGCCAAGAACCAGATCATCGTTTCCATGGGGCTCAACGCCTCGGGTACCGGTGCCATCGGCGGCGCACTCGGCAGCGGTCTCGCATCCGGCCTCGGCTCCGTCATGGGCGGCCTCGGCGCCACCCTCGGCGGCCTCGGCAAGACGTTCTTCTCCAACGCCATCGGCATCTTCGGTGCGGACATGGCGGGCCTCGGCGCGACCCTCGCGGGCGCCACCTCGTCGCTCACCGGCTTCGCGGCCGCTGCTGGCGCGCTGGCCCTGCCGATCGCGGGCGCGGTCGCTGCTTTCGATTTCTTCCGCACCAAGACGAAGACGCTGGATCAGGGCATCCGCATCTCTGCCGATGGCATGGCCGTCGCTGTCGAGCAGTGGGAGGAGATCCGCAAGAGCCGCTTCTGGGGCCTGTCCACCAGCCGCAGCACCAATTTCGAGGGCGCCGACAAGGCCATCGCCAACCCGCTCGCGAAGGCCGTGGGCGAGATGCAGACCGGCATCATGCAGGCGGCGGACGCGCTCGGCGTGGGCAAGCGGGCGTTCCGCGACTTCAGCCACGAGATCATGCTGTCGACCGAGGGCATGACCGAGGAGCAGGCGCTTCAGGCGCTGCAAGACGAGCTGACGGGTCTGGGCAACTCCTTCGCCCGCATGGTGCCTGGCGTCCATTCCCTCCGCATGGAGGGTGAGAGCGCCGCCGACGCACTGACCCGCACGGCCACCACGCTAACCGCCGTCAACGCCGCGTTCAAGACGCTCGGCTTCGACCGCTTGGACGAGAGCCTGCGCGGTGGCAAGGTCGCCAACCGGCTCGTGGAGATGTCGGGCGGCTTGCAGCAGTTCGCGACGGCGACCGAGTTCTACTTCCAGAACATCATGAGCGCCCCCGATCGGCTCAAGGCGCTGACGAAGCAGTTCCGGGAGGCGCTGGACGCGGGCGGCATCGTCAACATGCCGACCAGCACGAAGGCGTTCCAGACGCAGGTTGAGAAGCTGATGGACACCGGCGCGCTCAACAAGGCGACGTCGCTGATCAACCTCGCGCCGCTGTTCACGCAGATCCAGCAGTTGCAGGCCGAGCTCGACACCACCGGCAACAAGGCGAGCACCGCGGCAGAACGGTTGGCAGCTCGCGAGAAGCGCGCCGAAGACGCCGCGCGCCGGGCCGAAGCGCGCCAGAACGAGCGCGCCGGGCTGCAGACGCAGATCTGGCAGCTGCTCGGCAACGAGAACAAGCTGCGCGAGCAGGCACTGGCCGATCTCGCGCCGATGAACCGCGCCATGCAGGAGCGGATCTGGCGCATCCAGGACGAACAGGCGGCGACAGAGAAGGCCAATGCCATCGCGGACGAGCGCCTCGGTATCCAGCGGCAAATCTGGTCTCTCACCGGCAACACCACGGCCATCGAGCGCGATCTTCTCGCCAGCCTCAATCCCGCGAACCGGGCGCTGCAGCAACAGGTCTTCACGCTGGAGAAGCAGGCGGAAGCGACTGAACGCGCCAACGCCATCGCCGATGAGCGCCTAGGGCTGCAGCGTCAAATCTGGGAGGCCGAGGGCAACACCGCAGCCATCCGCCGCGACATCCTTGCGCAACTCGACCCCACCAACCGGGCGTTGCAGTCGCACCTCTGGACCCTTGAGGCACAGGCCGAAGCCGCCGAGCGCGCCTCCGCCATCGCCGACGAGCGCACCAGCCTCGAAGACCGGCTGCTTGAGCTACAAGGCAACACCGCCGAACTGCGCCGTCGCGAACTGGCGGGCCTCGATGCGTCCAACCGTTCGCTGCAGCTCATGATCTACGGGCTGGAGGACGCGGCGAAGGCGATGGAGGATCTCGACCCCGCGGCCTTCGCCACGAAGCTCGACTACGAGCGCGCGCGGGCCCGGGCGGTGTCGGGCGTCGGCGGCGTGACCTCGACCGGGGTGCCGCTCGCGGTGGTGCCCTCTGTCGGGCCGCAGCCGGTGGAGTCGGCGATGGTCGACGAACTTCGCGCGATCCGTAAGGAACTGGCCGATCTCCGCACCGAGAACCGCCAGCTCAAAAGCAACGGCAACGCAGACCTGCGCAAGCTCCGCACCATCGAAGAACGCCGCGAAGCCACGGCATAAGGGAGCCACCCATGAGCCAAGCGATCATGGTCGTGCCCATCGGCATGACCAGCGCCTCCCTTGAGGCCTCCAACGTGCCCGAGAACGATTACCCCGCATGGGTCTCGGGCACGAATTACGCGGTGGGTGATCGGCGCATCCGCACCACGACTCACAAGGTCTATGAGGATCTGATCGGCGGTGCCTCGACCGTCGCGCCCGAGAACGACCCGACCCGCTGGGCCGTCGTCGGCTCGACCAACCGCTGGCGCGCCTTCGATGCCAGCGTCGGGCAAAGCGTGTCGCAGTCCGGCACGATCACCTACACGATCCGCGCCGCCAGCAAGGCGACCGCCATCGCCTTCGTCGGCCTCGTCGCCGTCTCCGTGCGGGTTGTCGTCAAGGATGCGAGCGCGGTCGTGCTGTCCGATGAGACGCGCAACCTCGTGGACACCAGCGGCATCACCGACTGGGAGCTGTATTTCACCTACGAGACCGAGACGGACCCGGAGCAGGTGTTCACCGGCCTGCCGCTCTACGCCGGATATTCGGTCGAGATCACCATCGACGCAGGCGGCGGCGCGGCGGAGGTCGGAGAGATCATCATAGGCCGCGCGGTCGTGCTTGGCACCATCGAGTCCGGCGCACGTTCGGGCTTCACAGACTACAGCGCGCGCAACGTGGACGACTACGGCAACGTCACGCTGATACGCCGCACGTTCGCCCGCAAGGCCGAGTGGCCCATCGTTTTCCCGACACGCTCCAACCGGCGTCTGCAGCGCGAGCTTGAGAACGCGCGCGGGACGATCTGCTACTTCCACCCCGGCGACGGCATGACCGACTTCTACCTCGGCGTCCTCGGAACCGCTGACGAGTTCTTCCCCGAACTCGCTGCGGGCGGGACCACCTTTGCCACCCTCAGTCTCACGGGAGTTGCCTGATGGCCCGACCCCTCTACACTCCGCCCCCTGCGGGCGGCCCGCCGACCGTTGGCGACCCTGATTTTGCCTCGAAGGCCGACGCCTACCTCGGCTGGTTCCCGACGCACGGCACGTTCAGCGACAACCTCGCCACATGGTTTCAGACCGAGTTCTTCGGGGATCTCGCGGACGGGACGGCGGCGCTTCCTGCGGTTCGGTTCAAGAATGACGCTAACACCGGCCTGTATCGTGCGGGCCCGGATCAGCTCGCGTTCTCTGAGGGCGGCGTTGACCGTGGCCGCATTTATGGCCGCAAGAACATCGTCGGCTCAGTCGGTCAATCCGGCGGGACTCCTACTGGCGCAGTGATCGAGCGCGGCAGCAACGCCAATGGCGAGTTCACGCGCTTTGCGGACGGAACACAGATCTGCACTGTGTCCCCCATTTCATCCTCTGCAGCTGGGGGTTCGACATGGACCTATCCCGCAGCCTTTGTTTACCCGGCTTCACCGGGGCGGCTGGCGGTGAGCGGCACCTCGGCCACAACCGCCGATAACGCTTGGTATTTCATCCAAGGCGGCATTGCCAATGGGACTTCGCTTTCTTTCGACGCGGTGAACAAGGCCGGGGCAAGGGTCGCGGCTCAATGCACGATCACGGCCATTGGTCGCTGGTATTAAGGAGCGCCCCCATGAATCTCACCATTTCCCCTGCCGCCGGCCTCCCTGGCCAACCTGAAACCACCGCCTCCGTTTCGGGCGACGTGCTGACCGTGGACGGCACCCCCTACGACCTGTCCGCCGTGCCTGAAGGCGGCGAGGCGATACCGGCAGGCGATCACCCCTTCATCGGCGCGATCACCCGCTCGGGCGGCGAGATCGCGGCTCACATCCGCGGCGTCTACGGCGACGACGCCGAGCGCAGCCAGCCGACCGATCCGGCGCATTGGGTGCTGATCGTGAGCGACGGCCCCGTGCCCATGCCATTCGTCAAGGCGCCGACCTCCGAGGAGCAGCCCGCATGACCTTCGCCCTGACCATCAAGACCGCCGAGGACAAGGCTGCTGAAGCCCTTACCGCGTGGCGCGCCTCCGCCTCCTGCTCGCCGCTCCAGGGCAAGCTCGCCCTCGGTGAGGCGCAATGGGCGCAGGTCGAGTCCGTGCTGGCCGATCCCGCGACCCCGTGGGCCATGCGGCAGGCCATCGGCTCGGCCACCGTCTGGATGCGCAAGAGCCAGCACATCGACACGCTCGCCTGGACGCTGGGCCTGACAGAGAGCGAGGTGGACGACCTGTTCCGGCTCGCAATGACGATCGAGGCATGAGCGCCTACACCGACGCTGTGGGATGGGCCGAGCGGCTCGACGGCATTCGCTACCGGGTCGTGAAGCCGCTGCGCTGGGAGGTCGGCTCCGAGGGCTCCGGGCTTTGGCTCGAGGTGCCGCCGGGCCGCGTGTTCGACGTGTCAGTGCCGCGCCTCGCGCGCTGGCTGTTCAACCCGCACGACCCCCGCTTCCGCCGCGCCGCCGCGCTTCATGACGAGATGCTTGTGCTTGGCTGGTCGCGCCTGACGGCGGGCGCCGAGTTCGCCGAAGCGCTGCGGGCCGATGGGGTCGGGGCAGGGTGCCGGTTCGCGATGTGGCTGGCGGTGAGCCTGTGGAGGTGGACGTGACGACACGAAAGACGAAAGGGCCGCCTCGCGATGGATGGCAATGATCTACAGAAGCTCGAGATCCGGGTGCGCCACCTGGAGAACAGGTACGATACCGGAGAGGCGGTCGAGACTGAGCGCCGAAAGCAAACTGCGGCCGAGTTCAAACGGGTGCATGACCGGCTCGACAAGATCGACGGCAACATCTCCAAGGTTGTCTGGCTCGTCCTTGCGGCGGTGATCGGCGGCTTTCTCAGCTTCATGATGAACGGGGGGTTCGGCAGTGCGATTTGAGCGCGTCTTGTCCCGCACCGGCCTGACCGTGGCGCTGTCCTTGGCGCTGACGCCTGCGGTGTTCTCGGTCGGCCCGGAAATCGAGGCCCGGTTCTTCCCGGTCGTCACGATGGCGAACATCGAAAGCGTCGAGAAGGTGGCCGACGGCGTGGCCTTCTACGTGTCGTTCGACAAGCTGCGCCAGTGCGAGTTCCTCGGCGTGACCTGGTATCTCGGGGCCGAGCGCGTCGGCATCGAGTTCGAACCCGGCCACAACCTCTATCCCAAGAGCCGGCCCGTGGGTGATCAGTACGCCGGGCCATGGCTCGTGCGGAACGTGACCTCTCTGGAAGGCACCCGCGCGGCCACCGTCCATAGCTGCCACCCGCTCTGGGAAACCGTGACGCCCTTCTACGCGGGCGACTGACCCCTCCGACATTTCAAGCCCACCAGCCCGCCTGCGGGCTCCTTTCGCATGGGAGATCACCATGAAGATCAGCGACCGAGGCTTACTCGAGATCGCCGAACACGAAGGTCC